TAAGGCAACTTGATTCCAGTAGGTTCTTGAGTCTCTGGATCCATGTCCTCGAACCCTTCGAGGTCTAAATCAACGTGCATCTCTAGTATATTGAGGACATCGTCGCTGTAGTTCTTAGATAATCCCTCTAGCTCGTTTACCTTCTGACGTACTTGATCCTCTTCTACATCTTCCGAAGCAGACAGATCAACGTCACGGTACATCCCCGCATACTGTAATTTCACAACTTCGTTTAAATCCATGCGTAGAACGTGGGTTACACGGCTAGCTGTGGCTAAATCAGAAGCAGAGTAAGAAACAACGAGATCCTGTGCAGGAATAAACTTCGCAACAGCGCGTTGTTTCGTTGGATCGAAGTAAACTTTCTTAAATGTAGAACCTGACAGCGGCAAATAGAACAACATCTGATCCATATCTGGATCGTATTCTTCCATAATCTCCGTAATCTGGTAGTTCATGAAGTCTTTTACACGCTTGGCTTGCTCTTCTCGTGCGCGGTCTTTAAGTCCAAGGACCGCGGTGCGTACTGGTCCGCCCGATGGCAGCAGTTCTTTGTAAGCCTGTGCTTGGAACTGGGTTACGCTTTCACTAATCATAGGATGCGTAATGCCAGAAGCCCCTTCAAATGGAGTAGAGCGATCTTCCGTCTTAATCCCTAGTAAGTCTAGGCCGTTGACGTATGCATCTTCCCACTCAGAGCGAGAGGACAAGTCTTCTTCGTACATGCTTCTCAGATCCGAAGACAATTCGCCCAAGATTCCGTCATCTAGGAACTCGGAGAGGTTAGAATCAAACGGGATAAGATCTTCTTGGCTCAGTCCTTCTAAACCATTGAAGTCTATGGGCTGTACGGTTGCGCCGCCCATCCCGTCTTCTATGATCTCGGCTCCCCCTGGAAACTCCATGGGTGCTTCTACTGAAACTTCTAATTCGGGAAGTCCTGCTGTGTCGTCGAGGTTAAGGCCGGATGCGACCATGTTTGGTGGTAATGCCATTAATAATACTCCCGTTTACGGGGCCTCCATTCGTCGTCTTGTGTGTCCTCTCCGTGAAGAGAGATAAATCCACCTCGACGGAAACGCATAAGTGCTAGTGTCATACTATCACAATAATCGTCGTTGTCACCATTAGGAAACGAAACAACTTCTTCAATCACTTCGTCTGCAAATTTCTTGTCGTCTGGTGCCCATACCATTCCCGCTTCAAACAACGGTGCAACCATGTGCATTCTGGTTACCTTATCACTTCCTTTGCCCGGTGAGAACCCCAATGCGGGTATTCCTCGCAGTCTAAGTTCGTCAATGAGCGGCGTACCTGTCGCTTTTGCCTCTACCAACACCATATCAGGCTCCCAATACTCGTGTTCTTCGAAGGCAACCTCCTTTAGTTCTGGGAAATTCCAACGACCACGCTGTGCGTCTAGCAGAATTATGTTGTCAGGTCCACCATCCTCTGGTTTGAAGATGCCCCAAGTCGTAATAGCAGAGTAATCCGCTGTTTCCTTCTTGGAAAACGCTGTATCGTAGGACTGTAGGATGTAATCGATCCTAGGAATCTTCTCTTCTTGCCACGGATTCCACCATTCGCGCTTAATTATCGCCGATTCGGAGCCAGTAGGGTTCTGTTGCCACTGCGCGTTCCATTTGCCCACGGGCAGAGACGCTTTGATGGACAATAAGGCGTTCTTTTCCCAGAATTCTGGCCATAACGGCTTGTCACTAGGCAATATCGCAGGGAATTCCACAACTTCCCACTTGTCAGACATCACATCACTGCCCTGTTGAGCCAATAATCTACCTGTCAAGTCTTTTTTACCCCAACGGGTCATAACAATTATGATTGCACCCCCTGGTTGGAGCCGTTGTCGCGGTCCAGACGTGTACCATTCGTATGCATGGTCGAATGCAGTGGAGCTTAACGCATCTTGTTCCGAATGCGGGTCATCAATGACGAGTAAATCCGCACCACGACCCGTGATGGCAGCGCCAACACCCGCCGCAAAGTACTCAGCACCCTTGTCCGTGCCCCACGTACCCGCTCCTTTGTTGTCTTCTTTAAGATTTGTATCCGGAAATATAGTTTTGTACTCAGGGTCATCGATCAAGTCCCTCACTTTACGACCAAAACGTACCGCCAACTCAGTGTTGTGCGTCGCTTGGATGATTTTCAGTTTAGGGTTTCTACCTAGAAACCAAGCAGGCATCAAGTAGCTTGCAAACTCAGACTTAGAATGTCGTGGAGGCATGTTGATAATCAATCGCTTGAGCTCTCCTCGTGCAACACGTTCAAGTTTTTCGGCTATGATGCGGTGATGTTGCCCTTCAATGAAGTTGTCGTACACATGATGGACGAAAGGCATGAAGTTGTCATGTGCTTGTTCGCGCAAATCCATGCGCTTCTTGGCCTCTGTTAAAGCCAAGATCTCTTTTAATGCTTCCTCTGGGAGGGCTTGTAAATTCATGAGCGCCTAAGTGATGCTAATCCTGCTGGTGTTTGTGCTGCAACAGTAATCGGTTGTGCTGTGGGTGTAGGTACTACGAAAGCAGGTTGTTGCCCAGGCATAAGCGACGGTAATGTAACCGGAGCTACACTCGTGTAAGGCGACAATGCAGGTGCGGTATATGTTCCACCGCCCGTGGTCGGTGCTTCTGGGAACGGTGACTGGAACGGATCGAGGACACAGGCGTTTTCTTCGCTGTCAAATATGTATCCTTCTGGGCATGTAGGCTCTTCTGCCCCACCGTCTTCTCCGTCTTCTGCTTCTCCCCTTCCGCGGTCGTTGTTGTCAGAGCCATCTAACCGAGAGGGATCTCCCATTTCATAGACTCTAGTGTAGTCTTTCGCTTTTTCCGCATCAACCGTCTCGTCAAACACTTGAGCCGTATCACTGTGCTCACCCGTGTAATTGATAATGTTCCCTGCCGCATCTACACCCAACGCTCCGATAACCTGTCCGTTATCAAACACAGGGACTTGTCGTTCCCCGTCTCCGTAGTTTGTAAATACACTGGCCAAGAACCCTGGTTCATACTGACCGGTCAACTTCTCATAGGCACGACGCTGATTCATATCCCCTAAGTAATCTAATCCTTGCCCCAACGGTGAAGCCTCAAACATTTTCCCAAGTCCACTGTCCCCGAACCGAGGTTGGTCTAACCTTGTACCTAGGTCTTTAACAGCTTGCTCATATTGTTCTTTGCTCATGTTGCCTTTGTTGAGCATATTCACGGCGCGATCTGTCAAATTAGAATCCGTCGCCGTAGTTTGGCCATACGGATCAATAGCTGCCGCAATGTTCTGACGCATCATACGTTCTTGGAAGTCTACTTCGTCTTGCAAGTTCCTTGGACTACCAGGCATATCCTTGGAAGGATCGAACTGGTTTGCAAAATTATACAAATCTACTTTAGCGTTCGGATCTAACCCTGACGTAATTCCTGATTTTTTAACTGGGGAAGAGCCCGCCACCTTAGTCGTTGTGCCAGAACCAAAGCTGAGTGGCGATGTTGCAGAAACTGCCGCAGGTTCTGTGCCGAAAGTTAAGTTTGATGGAACCACGGGGCGAGGAGCAGAAATCAATTCACTGGGTTCTGGGCCATCGGCTCCCGCAAATTCTAGCTCGGGGCGATCCTTAGACACCAACTGAATATTCTCTAACCGATCAAAGATACTTCTGTTGTCATCTTCCGCTGCTCTTGTAACCGGAGACACAACTGGGGCAGGGGCAGGTCTAGGTGCAGACATCACTGCCGCCGCACCTTTGCGATCACTTCTATCTCTAGATGTATTAACTACCGGAGCAGGTGGAGGTGTATACACAGGCTTGGGTGCAGATAAAACTGCCGCCGCACCTTTCTTATCGGCTCTCGATCCACCGCCACCGCCAGATGATGATCCGCCGCCGCCACCAGAATCCCCGCCAAAAGCTATCTGAGGTTTTAAAAATGAAAATAATATATTGTACATGTCCTAGCCACCTTTGTTCGGATAAACACCGCTCCGTTGGCCACGATGCGACCAAACCTTTTTAACTTCCGGGAACTCCGAGATAAACATCCGTCGAAGATCCCTACAAAATCCTAATACACCAGAAGTGCCCTCGGGTGCAATCATATCAACAAAAACTAATTTGTCACCTGTTTCTCGACGAAAAATTTCAGCGCCCCAATAATCCCGCGTCTCAAACTCCTCATCCGTCATCCACGCCCAGGTCACAAACCCTGCACACGATCCACCCTCGTTATGCCAAATCTTATACTGACCACTCTCAATCGCAGGTACCAAACGCCACGCAATCGTACTCGAAGGAAAAGTCGAATAAGGGAGGACCGTGGTCCAAAGATCAACGCAATCGATGAAATCTGCCTGCTTCGTCATAACAACCCCAAATGAAATTACATACAACATACTATAAACCCAAATGAAAATATAGTGGGCATTTTTTGGGCGGCCATCTGATCGTAAAAGGGGCAATGAAATTATACCCAAATGAATTTATGACACCTTGTATATAAGCATATAGTACTGCGTACTCTCCTTATATAGGGGGGATGGGGTCGGCGCGCACGCACGATTTCAGAACGCAAAGCAATAAGTAACCCCCACAGGGACCAGGGATATCGTTCTACTTTTGGGGATTTTTAGGGAAAATATTCTCGTTTAATTTACTTCTACTTGTTGACTATCTACAAGTTATATTCTACAACTTAGTTGTAGGCGGTGGAATTCTTCTGCCCCACATTTCAACTAAGGAGAATATCATGGGATATTTGGATACTGAAGACAACGTCACTGAAGCAATCTGGGAAGCATTGCAGGGGCGTATTTCACGCATGATCGATCTAAAGATCGAAGAGCTAGAAACAGGTAGTGAGATCAATATGCATGATCATGCAATTGATATCATGGATATCGTTTCTAACAACTTGGACATGAGCGAATTCTCTAGTGAGATTAGAGACGAAGTTTGTGAAGTTATCCAAAACGCATCGATCTCAATCGACGTGTAAATCAACAGTGGGGCGGCAACGCCCCACCATTTCAACTAAGGAGAATAAAATGGAAAAGACTGAAACATTAAACGAATTTCTACTATTCGATACACCTAAAGATATGAAAGACCTTATGGCTCGTATCGAATGTCTGAACGGATCAGAAAGAGGGATCGCAACCTTATTCGCTTTCATGGCCTTCAACCTTGCCGTTAAGATTGCCAAGGAAAATTGATCAACAGTGGGGCGGCAGCGCCCCACCATTTCAACTAAGGAGAATAAAATGGATATCAAAGACAAGCTGCAGGCATTAGATAAAAAGATTGCCAAGCTAAATAAACAGAAAGCTGCTTTACGTGCTGAAGCGATCGAACATGATTTTGCTTACTACGTTCAAACAACTAGGGACATTGCCCCAAACCTATCATGGTGGAAAGAGAACCGCCCCCAGTCTTGGCAACGATTTGCATCAACAACTACAGTAAATAAGTTTACTTGGAAATAAAACTTGAAGCCCTATTGTGCATGGTGTACAATAGGGTATCAACTTAATTAAGGAGAACAATATGGATATAAATCTAGAAAAATTTAACTCTGAACTAGCTCAGTTTACAGGCTCATTGAACCATCATCGTTTTAGTGTCCTGTCTAAAAGCGCGTTAACTGATGGAAGCAAGTTTGTTGCTGATCAGCTGCAAGCCTACTGGCTCTTCGATGCAATAGCATCTCACATAGATTATGGTATGCTTGAAGATCATGATATGTATTGCAGTAAGCTTAGAAAATCTGAGCGAGGGTATGAGTTGGAAATTCAAGACGGGGACTATAATGAGCTAGCTACGCAACTTATAGAATATTCTGACTTTCCCCTGGACGAGATTGAAATCTGGACAGGTCGAGCAAATGGGTATTGGGTTCACTACTTACCGACCGAACACTAAAACCAATAGACCAGGTCCATGGACCTGGTTTTCTTTTGCGCTGCCGAAAAATACAAACAGAAAGACGCGGCGCGCAAGGCGCAAGGCGCAAGAAAATCCCATAAAAATATAAGAACCGAGGCGCAAGGCGCAAGGCGCAAGATAATATTTAACTTGTGCCTGGTCTATATTCTGCTATAATTTACTTACAATTTAACCATATTAAGGAAACAATATCATGAAAAACGGGATCATATACAATGGCAAGAGCCTATTGGATGGTAAACCCATTGTAGTAATAGCTACATATTCCGACCGAAACACCAAGACAGGCAAGGTCGTACAAACTTATATCTTGCGATCGGATATAGATCCAAGAGAAGCAAGCAAGACAGGCGCGGATTTTTCTATCTGTGGCGATTGCACAATGCGAGGTGAAACAACAACAGATCCAGAGCGCAAGATTGCAAAAGGTCGTCGGTGCTATGTTAACCTTGGGCAAGGCGTTTTGATTGTTTATAAATCTTTTATCAAAGGTATATATCCAATTGCCAATACTCAAAAGAATAGGAACACGCTCGGCCGCAATCGGTTCGTTAGAGTGGGAACATATGGGGATCCGGCCGCGGTTCCCTCTTTTGTATGGGAACAACTACTCGCGGAGGCGTCGACCTTTACAGCCTATTCACATCAAAGCGGTTGGCGTCCAGATATCGCGATGCAAAGCGCGGACAATAAGCAAGAGGCACTCGACCATTGGTCGCAAGGTCGTAGAACCTTTCGAGTTATCGCGGATCTAGGGCAATTAGATAAAGCAAACGAGGCGCTTTGCCCCGCATCAAAAGAGGCAGGTCGTCGCGTCCAATGTACCGCTTGCAAATTGTGCAAGGGATCGAGCCTAGGTAAATCAATAGCAATCGTAGAACACTAAAACCAAGGAGCTAGGCGAGCAATCGCCTAGTTTTTTTGTGCAGAATAATATTAACGACGCGCAGGGCGCAAGATCAAGGCGCAAGGCGCAAGGCACACGAATATTTATCAATTAAAACAGGGCGCAGGGCGCAGAACACCTCATCAACGCTCTTGAAACTCGGTACTTGAACCGCAGAGCACCCACCTCGTGCCAAATCCACCCCTTTTTCCCCTCCAAACAAAAGTAGTTCTCGGTCAGAGGCTCTCTTTACT